CTAGCTACACCCATAGCAAATGCCTCTTTGAATAAAAGAGATTGATTATACTCTCCTACCCACCAGTGCACACCACTACGCCACTCATCCTTTTTGAACACATTAGTATGCTGTCTTGCCCATTTTGCAAACTTAGTGTTTGCTTTTGGTAGTGAGATAGTTGCGAACCCACATGGTCCGTAGTCTTCGGTTGCACCTTCGGCTCTGAGTTTATTAACTTCTTTGACACCTTCAGTGACAGCTAATGCAAATAGTCCAGTGTAAAACTTCATACAAACTTTTTTATAATTAGTGTTGATCATCTTATATCTCCTCACAAAAGATGCCACATTCAAAATCTAAGTTCTTCATTGGCCTACCTTTAGCGGTAGGATCTAACTCATCCAAAAACATACGAGTACCTTTAACTGTGACAAGTCTAGCACCTATATCTCTCGACTGTCTAGCCCTATGATCAAACACATCAGGGTGCATCTTGCGTACATGGTTCCAGTATGTAGGTGATGTAGCCTTAACACATCCTATGCAATTAGCATTAGGATAACCTAACTTGTATATCTGTGGTGGTTCTATCCCTTCCTGTTTTAGTCTGTTGTAACAATCCTGTTTGGTGTACCTCTCTGTTATCAGTATAGGTATAACATTATCCCTCTCTGTAATAATAAATCTATCGTGTCTGTTTCTCTCTTCAAGTGTAAAACCTAGCACGTGCCACTCAACTTTGTTGTTGTTTTCCCAATGTTGTCTAGCTTTTTTCTTCAACTCCAGTGTGCATGGTGCACCTGCTACACCAGACATGTATCGCCTCTTTGCCCACACATCAACTGCTGAAGCAGATGGATAGTTAGGGTTGATAACACTTTCAATGGGGTGATCAAGCCACTTTTCCACATCCTTTAGAAACCTGACGTTATCAGGGTGTTCCTCTATCACAGGATTGTTGAGAATCCTTATGGTGCATATGTCCTTGTACTTGTCCACGATTAGCTTTGACGCTATCGCACTAGCGGCCCCACAGCTAAACCACACTGCTATTGTGTCACCTTTTTGTACTTCCATTTTACTCTCCAATGTTAGGTCCAAGGTTGGACTTAGTGAGATGATAAGTGAACTGTTACTCTCTTACCTATAGTAGTCTGACTAAAGCATCCTGCCTTACATACAGCACAATGTCCAGACATTTTTTTCCATGTCTTAGGACACTTGAACGCTTCACCCTTCCCTGCATACTTGGTATCGTCACCAAAGTACATAATATTCCAACCGTCAGCAATCAAGCCATCCTCTTCTTCCTGTGTATTGGACGGATCAAGTGACGCATTGAGTGCTATGTTTGGAATAGGGAATAGTTCAATTTGGATTAGCTCACGCAGTAATGTGTTACGCCATGCACGTGTAGGTATCCACCATGTAGTGTCTGGCGTAGCTAGTGCTATGTCCTTGACACGATAGATGTCGGATAGATCCTTGATGGCTTCGCCTCTAGTCATATGTCTAGCACGTTTAGTCTGTTTCTTTTTGCGAGAGAACCAAGTCTTAACAGCTTCACCTGTAACTACCTGCCATTCCTTCTCGCATCGCTCGTCACGCTTGCCCATGTTAGGATACATCCTGTACAACTTGACGTTGTAGCAAGTCTCATCACAGAAGTCAGTCCTGTGGTCACATGATCCCTTCACAGATCCCACATCATTGATGGGCCTATCGCTGGCGAACATACCTATGTCATCACAGTAACGAAACAAGTCCTTAATCATACTAATCTCCCAAATGTTTATCTGCAAAGCAGACGAAAAAACCTAATACTACTACAAACCAACATATACCAAGTATATGCAATACGTCAAGCTCCATGTTAATAATCTCCTACTACGGTAGTTCGGTCAGGTTGACCGTCATAGTCATCGTCACAGTCCTCCCCCGATAGATCAACCAATTCATTGACGATAAGCATATCCTTCACATCGTCAATGCTCATGTATTTAAGGCACATCCTAGCAAGATCCTCATACGAACATATGTAACCATTATCTGCATATGCCATTGCAAGATCACGATAGTCTACTTCAAATCTTTTAGTCATGTTGTACACTCCAAATGTTAGGTCCAATGTTGGACTTAGTTAAGATATACTAAGTAATATATACTTTTACTAAAGTGTCAAGTATATATTACGTAAGATATATCTAAAGTGATTATGCTCTGTTGAAATACTCAATGCCTACCCAATCCTTAACCTTACGTTGATGGGCAATTTCCCTAACTCCATTTTCAAACAGAGTTTGTTCCCAATCATAGAAACCTCCATAAGAGTTGCCACTAGCATCAGCTAACCAACGCAAGACATCCTGCCTACTAGTTGTAGGACCAACTAATGTCTCAATCCTACCCATAAGAGTATGCATACTTTGCTCACTACGCTTTCTGTCTTCCTCCTCTTGCTCTGTAAGAGTGGCAACCAACCCATCCCAATGCTCATTAAACTGAGCATCAGACATGCCACGAACCCATTGCATAGTATGTGACATAGGTCTGCAACCCCACACATCCTTGTGCAAATCGCTATAGCAATTCATGAGTTCATCTCTTGATACTTCGTTAGTCATTTTTATTCTCCATTGTTAGGTCCAATGTTGGACTTCATTTGTTTTGCAAGTTGACGCAATTCATCCCATCTATTCTCACGAATAGTTCTTGCATAAGTTTCTGCCATAGGCAGAGCTTGACCACAAGTGAAAGCTAAAGGTGGCTTTACACCACCTTCACTTTCAGTGAGTACTTCTTTGATCCAAGAGGAACCCAAAGGTTTATGGGTTCCCATTGGGAGGATATGCAACTTTGCCATTAGGCAACATTCCTTTCTTCTGTTACATCAACTTCAGTAGAAGTTGCATTGTCGATTAGCATCTCTACAACAAGTTGTAGATCAACATTGTACTTCTTAGCGGTAGCTAAGACATTAGCCACAATGATCTCAGCATTAACACTTGAAGGTATATTATCACCTTCAATGTTACCATGTATCTTGACAAAACCATCATCACCTTCGGTGCTAGGTCCATCGTTGGACTTAGTAGCTTTCTTCATCGCTGACTGCAAAGCAGTTAATGAAGTGAAGCCTTTCTTTGAGGCTTTGTTGAAAGCTGTAGCTTCATCGTAGTTACGATAGAACCATAGAGCTTCTGCTCTACGTCTTTTGTCGATGTTGGCTATGCCAACTTCAGCAAGTCTTTTAGACTTGATCTTACCACCCTCTGCTTCAGCAGAGAGGGTATTCAACAGTTTACCTAATCGGTAATCAAACCCATCCAAAGCTGTGCTTTGCTTGAACTTCCTCTTCAAGGAAGCTTGTTCTTTTTTGTACATTTTAGCTAAAGCTAAACCTTCACTCTCTAGAGTGTCGATTGCAGGGATCACTGTAAGTGCTTTTGAAGTAGTCATGTTAAATCTCCGATTTAAAGTTAAGTTAGCCAATGTTAAATAAGTTATTTAGCATTGCATTGGTTGAAGGACTCTCGACACATATGACAATCATTGTGATTGTGACTGTCAAGGAAACGATGCAAAACGTATCGATCAGTTGGTTCATTTTCTTTCTCTCTCTTTCTAGGTTTACTAAGTGTTATTACTTTCACCAGAAAGTAAGTAATAACACGTAAGTAAACCGTAAAGAAAGAGGAGAGAGTTGTGGGGTTTGAAGTGGCGACAAAAACTGTGCCAACTATTCACGTGCGAAAGCTACGCTTTTGTTGCGCTATAGTTAGCTAGGACCAACATTGGACCTCATCTTAGGGGGGTGGTATTCTGTGACCATTTGTAGTCCCCCGTAGGGTATTTTGCACTGTTGCATAATTGCCACATTCGATAACACTCTATGTTGGCAAGTGATTTGATAACACTTGCAATGTTTGGCTGGATTGCCTCGCATATGTAGTGCATCATGGCATATGCATCACATAATGTAGCGCATTTGCGGATGACACATGGCATATGATGCACAGATGCCACACATCACGCAGGGTCGGGCATGTGCCACCCACCCCCAATACGTAGCTGTTCTTGTACACATACACAGATTAGGAAAAATCACTGTTAACCAGTACGGCAAGTGATAGCAATATATGACCTATTAGACACACTTATATATTTTTTTTAGTATTTTTGTATTTTTTAGTTGACAGGGGTTGACAATGTGTGTATAACTATATACATATAATAGATCACTTAAAGTGATACACTTAAAACCCCCTTAAATAAAACTTAAAAAAACTCTAAGATATAACACTTAGATGTACACTTATAGTGAGGCACTTAAATGGACATTAATTCTATTTCTTTAGTAGATGTATTAATACGTGCATGGCCTGTACTGTTAGGTATAATAACATTAATCATCGTGCTGGCTAAAATGCATGGTGATATTGTTGTACTAAAAGAGAAAGTAAAGAGTTTATTTGATTTGTGGAACTCTAGACCTAAGTAAATGTTAGTTAGAGAACCAGTATTATTGCGTGTTTATTATTTTTTACCTGACTATAATAACTTAGTGCAGGAATTTACGTGGGGTACTATAGATGTAATACCAGAGTATCCACGTATAAATAAATTTTTAAAGTACTGGCACAGTCATATTGATGCTGTAATTGCCAGTATAGACTTAGATCCGTATAGGGAGCACATATATGAACTACAGGGATATGCTGTCACGTATAGGCAATAGAATACAGATGATAATGCTGGACAGGGACGCTATGAGATTAGTTATAGCTATATTTGTAATACTTGGATTTGTAGCACTTGCAGTATCATTTGGAGAGATTACTCTGTGAGACTGCGTACAGATAATATTTTAACAAAGTTTTATGAAGCACTGAAGAATAAAACATTTAGAAACTTACATATACCACACAGTGACGTATTTTTTGTACGTGCTGCAATAGAACAGGCAACTGGTATGCGATACAGTTTAGAACACGTAGAGAAAAGCATGTTGCTTGAAGGATGGAAAGATGGGTAAGTCATTAAGGAAGTGGAAATGTTAAATGCCATCTAGTTTATTATCGAGTGGAAGAGGATAAAAGTAATGGGAGTATTATCAAGAAGAGCAATTAGATTAGGTAAGCCATCGGGTAAACTAGAAAAAAAGAAACGCCCTGCAAAAATAACGATACCTAAAAATTTAGCAGATAAAACGGATGCTGAATTAAATAAACTTATAGAAGATATTAGATCAAAACCTCCTTCTACAAAAGCTACACTAGAAGCTAGAAAAGCTATGGAAAAGTTAAAAGAAGCTAAAGCTAAAGCTAGAGCAGATAAAAAGAAGCCTAAAAAAGAAGCATCTACACAAAGAGGCATAGTGGGTGCAGGTGCTAGATCAGCACCGGGTAAGGGTGCAAAAAATCCAAAAGCAAAAGATGCAGAAGCAATGAGAACAGCTAGTGACGCTAAGACGGCAGATGAAGCTGTAGCTAAAGGACAATTAGGTAAGATTACAGCAGCTAGTGATTTACCAGCATGGAAAACTCTTCAAACTAAATCACAAAAAGATAGCGTAAAAAAATATGTAGATTTAATGATAAAGAGGCGTAAAGCTAAAGAAGAAGGTGGACCACCTTTAACAGATGCTGAAAAACAATGGTTAAGATCAAGCAACAAATATGAAGCACTAAGATTAATCAGAGCAGGTCAGGGAATTGGCAACAGAAGAAAAGAAGCACCTAAACCGAAAACAGATAGTGCAAAAGGCAGAACACCCGGAGGTTCTAAGAAAAAGAAAACTAAAGCAGAAGCATTAGCACTAGAACCACCGCAACCAAAGCGAGCACGTGGAGATGACATGGGTGATCCAGAGACAGGTGAAATTACAGGTCGCACTACACGTGAACGCCTAGATTCGTTAGCAAGAAATGCGGAGGTTCGACAAAGAATAGAAAGCGATAACAGAAGAAAAGCTGCAAGTAGAAGACGCAATCTAGGAAGATACTCAGGTGGTGCTATAACAAAACCTAAAATGGCATATGGTGGTATGGCTAATAAAAAACAACACATGTACACAGCAGGTGGGTCAGTTAAAGACTACAGACCTATGCAGTCATTAAAGAAGAAGTATTAAACTAAAAAGGCGGTGGCTACAAGAGTTGATAGACACATGGGTTACTACAGACAATATTATGAAGGTAGGACTTATAACATGGCTATGGTCAAGCATACAGGTGGTTCTGGACAGGAAAGTATATGGCTAATGGAAGATAATACATGTAAATGCGACAGTTGTGTAGAATGCGATTGTGATCCTTGTGTGTGTAAATGTGAATGTCATAAAGTAAATGCTGACGATAACTGATGAAGCAAAAGAATATCTGTGCAGTATAACAAAAGATCATAATAAAAATTATATTGCATTTGGAGTTAAAGGCGGTGGATGTTCAGGGTTTTCATATATATGGGACTTTTCAGAAGGACCGCTTAAAGAAGATGAAGTAATTGATATAGGAAGCGGTATATTTTTAATTATAGACGGTATGAGTGTAATGTACACACTAGGAAGTAAAATAGATTACGTTAAGGAATTAGGAGGAACATACTTGAAAGTATCTAATCCAATGGCAGACAGTCAGTGTGGCTGCGGTGAGTCTTTTTCGGTAAAAGTGTAGCGGAGAACTTAATGTTTGGTTTAGGATCTTTGATAGGACCAGTGGCTAACTTAGCTGGTACATGGCTGGATGGTCACGTAGCTGAAAAGAAAGCTAAGACAGAAGCTAAGATTGTTACTATTAAATCTGAAGCTAAGATAAAAGAACGACAGGCTACAGGTGAGATAGACTGGGACATAGCACAGGCTAAAGCAAGTGAAGGCAGCTGGAAAGATGAATGGCTTACTATTTTATTTTCAATACCTTTGGTACTGGCATTTATTCCCGGTTGTGAAGACATAGTGCAGATAGGTTTTGGTCAGCTGCAGCTAATGCCTGATTGGTATAAGTATGCACTTTCTGTAATTGTAGCTGCATCATTTGGGGTACGCAGTGCCACTAAACTATTTAAAAAATAGGAGATAAATAAACATGGCAGAAGAAAACGTAATAGTAGACAAAGTTGCATATCAATCTAACAGACGTTATATGGCATGGACTGCATTAGGCACAATGCTTATTGCAACTACTGCTGTACTAATATGGCCTACTAGGTTTGCAGAGGCTGACAGTATTCTTATGATGATGTACGGTTCATTATCTGCACTTGTCGGTGCATATTTTGGTTTTGCAATGCCAAAGAAAAAATAAATGAATTACGACAGGGATAAGCTAATTGAAATGCTGATTGTCGATGAAGGCATGAAGCTGCAGGTTTATCAGGACAGCTTAGATATAGATACAATTGGAGTTGGAAGGAATTTAGAAGAAAGAGGTTTAACTGTTGCAGAATTGCAACACTTAGGCTTTACTACCATGCAGGAAGTTTACTGTATAGGAATAACAGAAAGTGGTGCTAGATACCTTCTTAGGAACGATATTGATATTGTTGAAAGAGAACTCTCTATTGCTCATCCTTGTATTGAAAATCTAACTGAAGGCAGACAGATTGTATGCTTGAATATGGCATTTAATTTAGGTGTACCACGTTTAAAGAAATTTAAAAAGATGTGGGCAGCTGTGCATAAAGAAGACTATGGTACTGCTGCAAAAGAAATGTTAAACTCAAGATGGGCAAAGCAGGTAAAAGGCAGAGCATTAAGATTAAGCAATATTATGAAAACAGGAATATTAAATGGCTAGACAATACACAGAAAATCAGTTAAAGTTTCTAGAGGTGCTATTTGATGACGCAAACGGTGACGTAGCAACTGCAAAGAAACTAGCTGGATATGCAGAAGGATCTTCTACAACTAATATAGTTAAGAGTTTGAAAGAAGAGATACTGGAAGCTACACAGCAGTACATGGCACGTAATGCACCTAAAGCTGCTGTAGCTATGGCAGGTGCACTGCTAGATCCAACAGAACTAGGCATACGAGATAAGATGTCAGCAGCTAAAGAATTACTAGACCGCACAGGTTTAGTGAAAACAGAGAAGATGCAGGTGGAAGCAACAGGTGGTGTAATGCTGATGCCTCCTAAAGCAAAAGCAGAGGAGGATGATTAAATGGGATCATTTGTAACTAGAAAAACGCTTGAAAAATTAAAACCAGTAATCGGAATTGCTAATAGAAAATTAAAAAAAAGAGTTCGTAATAAACCATTAAATACTGCACAACAAAGAAATGCAGAAAATGCTATGGAAACATTTGATGATTTAATGGCAGATAGAAACAGTGGTCTACCGGGAGCTTCAAAACCAAGTGCTCTTATAAGTAATAAGAGGATGAATAACGCTATACAAAGAATAGCCGAAGGTAAAACACAAACTCAAACAGATGCTGTTAATGCACTATTGCAAGGTGCTGGTGTTGGGTTTCTACTAGGTGCAGATACAGTTGGTGGAAAAAAAATTACTGCAAAAAATAAAACTAAAGTACCTATACCTAGAAAAAAACCCACTACGAAAAAACCTCCTTTGCCAAGATCAAAGCCTAATAAAAAACCTGTACCAAAAGCTAACCCTAGAACTAAAAGAGCTAATCGATCTATGATAGTAACATCTAGAAAAAAATAATGAACAGAAGTTTAGGCAAATGGAAACTACCGCAACCAACAGATATAAAGGAAGAAAATGAGTGGCTACCTGTACCACGTATTGCTAGAACAGTACCGTTCGGATACGAAGTCGATCCAGAAGACGAAGACTTGCTCTTGCCAATCAAAGAAGAGTTGGACCATCTGGAGAAAGCTAAGATGTATCTTAGACAGTACTCATTGCGTGAAGTTGCAGCGTGGCTAAGTAAAAACACAGGAAGGTATATATCACATCTTGGACTACAGAAAAGAATAAAGCATGAGCGACAGCGTAAGGACAAAGCTAGAAGCCTCCGCAAATGGGCAGAGTATGCGGAAAAGGCGATCAAAAAGGCAGAAGAAATCGAAACCAGCAGAGTCGGTGCAAAAAGAATTGGCCCCTCAGAAGCTGGAGTATGACACTACAGAAATAGAACAAGAACTTAACGTAGTATTTAAACCGAATGAAGGACCACAGACAGAGTTTTTAGCTGCACCAGAACGAGAGGTATTGTACGGCGGCAGTGCTGGAGGTGGTAAAAGCTATGCAATGTTAGCTGATCCTACTAGATATTTTGACCATCCATCTTTTAGTGGATTGTTACTGCGACACACAACGGAGGAACTAAGAGAACTTATATCTAAGTCGCAGGAGTTGTACCCAAAAGTATGTCCGGGTATAAAATGGTCAGAAAGAAAAATGCAGTGGACCGCACCATCTGGAGCAAAACTTTGGATGTCATATCTAGATAGAGATGATGACGTAATGCGCTATCAGGGTCTAGCATTTAGCTGGATAGGTTTTGATGAGCTAACGCAATGGTCTAAACCTTTCGCATGGAACTATATGCGATCTCGTCTACGTTCCACTGCACCAGAACTAGGTGTATACATGAGGGCTACAACAAACCCCGGAGGACCGGGACATCAGTGGGTCAAGAAAATGTTTATTGATCCTGCTCCGTATAACAAAAGTTTTCCAGCTACTGACATAGAAACAGGAGAAGTATTAAAGTATCCAGCAGGACATGCAAGAGCAGGTAAGGCATTATTTAGAAGAAAGTTTATACCAGCTAGATTAGCAGATAACCCATACCTAGCTGAAACAGGTGACTACGAGGCAATGCTGTTATCGTTGCCTGAACATCAAAGAAAACAATTGCTGGAAGGCGATTGGGATATTAAAGAAGGTGCAGCCTTTACTGAGTTTAACAGACACATACATGTAGTTGAGCCTTTTGATATACCGAATAACTGGGTTAAGTTTAGGGCATGTGACTATGGCTATGGTTCTTATAGTGGTGTACTTTGGTTTGCTGTTGCACCAAATGAGCAGATAATAATATACAGAGAGTTATACGTATCAAAAGTTCTTGCAGTTGATTTAGCAGAGATGGTACTAGAACTAGAAGAAGGTGACGGTAATATAAAGTATGGTGTACTGGACAGTTCTCTCTGGCATAAACGAGGTGACACAGGACCGTCACTTGCAGAGCAGATGATACAAAGAGGATGCAGGTGGAGGCCATCAGACAGAAGTAAAGGCAGTAGAGTGTCTGGCAAAAACGAAATACACAGAAGACTACAGGTAGATGAATTTACAGAAGAACCAAGACTAGTATTCTTTTCAGGATGTACAAATCTAATATCACAGCTGCCAGCATTACCATTAGACAAACGTAATCCTGAAGATATAGATACAAATGCAGAAGACCACTTGTATGACGCATTAAGATATGGTATAATGTCAAGACCAAGGTTTAATATATTTGATTATGACCCCAGTAAAAGACCACCTAGCCAAATGCAGGTAGCAGATGCAGTCTTTGGATATTAAGGAAAAATGTAATGACAGATGATTTTATTATAGAAGAAGATGCTATTCATCTTGAAGATGCCGAAGAGTCTATGGATGAAGGTATATCTAATTTAATACCTTATATTAGTGAAAGATATAAAAGAGCAGAAGACTATAGGTATCAGGATGAGGAACGCTGGATAAAAGCATATCGTAATTACAGAGGACTGTATGGTTCTGATGTACAGTTTACTGAGTCTGAAAGATCTAGAGTATTTATAAAAATAACAAAGACAAAAACACTGGCAGCATACGGACAGATAGTAGATGTACTATTTGCTAATCATAAATTTCCACTGAGTATTGACCCAACACAACTGCCTGACGGTGTGGCAGGTGATGTTCATTTTGATCCTAAAGAATCTCCAGAAGTGCGTGACATATTAAATAGCCCTTATGGATTTTCTGGTGATGGAAAAGATTTAGAACCGGGTGCTACTAGAACATCACTATCAGAAAAACTAGGAGAGTACCAAAATAAGTTAGGAGATTTAGAAGGTGTTAGAGAAGGAGTGGGTCAAACAGGTTCTGCAATTACAGTTAGCCCTGCGCTGGTTGCAGCAAAACGAATGCAGAAAAAGATACACGATCAGCTAGAAGAATCAGGTGCAAGTAAACATCTAAGAAGCACAGCATTTGAAATGTCTCTTTTTGGTACAGGTGTAATGAAAGGACCGTTTGCTGTTGACAAAGAGTATCCTAACTGGAATGATGACGGTGAATATGATCCAATGTTTAAAACAGTGCCACAGGTATCGCATGTATCTGTGTGGAACTTTTATCCAGATCCAGATGCTAACAATATGGATGAAGCACAGTATGTAATAGAACGACATAAGATGTCACGATCACAGCTACGTGCTCTTAAAAAACGCCCATACTTTAGAGACAGTGTAATTGAAGAAGTGATAGCAGAAGGCGAAAACTACACTAAACTATATTGGGAAGATGATCTGTCAGACTATGCACCAGAGCATGACATAGATCGTTTTGAAGTTATGGAGTATTGGGGTACAGTAGATATAAACCTGCTGGAAGAACAGCAAATTGACATACCAAAAGACTTAAAAGATCTGGATGAGTTACAGGCAAATGTATGGGTATGTAACGGCAGACTAATACGTGTAGTACTTAATCCATTTAAACCAGCACGTATACCATACGTTGCAGCACCATATGAACTTAATCCATACAGCTTCTTTGGTGTAGGCATTGCAGAAAACATGGACGATACGCAGACGCTGATGAATGGTTTTATGCGTATGGCAGTTGACAATGCGGTACTGTCAGGCAACTTGCTTATAGAGGTAGACGAAAC